TTTGTCCTGCAAATCTGTATATATTCCTGCCATTACGACAATCGTATAGCGATTATGATAGCTGTTGTCTGAAATGCTGTTATTAGCTGACAAGATAGAGTTAAATTTTGTTTCTCCAAATCCTTCGGTATTTTCGTTGTAGTCGTTAGATACATACAAATAGTGCATTGTGTAGTCAGGAGCTTGATACAATGTAGGCTTAACCTTTTGGACAATCTTTTCAGGGTTAGCGTATGCAGTCTTTTGATTGTTTTGTTCAATTTGCAAGTAACAGCTATTGTCTGTTAATCTATTTGCAGCAATGGCAATTTTAATATGGTCAATGACGATATCCTGTGTGGGAGTGTATGTAGCTGCTGCATTTTTAAGCGCACTCACCTCAGATAGTAACCATTTTGAGTTGATAACCGTTTGACCGTGTGCAGGATAAAACACACATCCTGTGTTGTTAGTTGTAAAATCCTGTAACGACAGGCAGTAAGGTTTATTAGCTTGTAATGCTATCGGTGTTTTGAGTGGTAAAAATGCGTTGATAGCCGCCGTAGATGTACCGCTTAAGCTGATTTTGTTTTTACTAACGGTAATAGTTACACCATTTTGGTGTTGCGAATAATCTGCCAAATTGGCTAAATTTATACTCTTAGTAACATCAAATAATTCGCTACTGTCTACTTTTTTGCCAAATTTATTTATGACATCATCTGCCAAGTTGACAGCTCTGACCGTGCCTGCTGCATCTTTAATTCCGTCTGTGATACCGTAACCTGCAAGAGTACTGGCTTTATCTGCTTTTTCCGCAAGATTTGCGTTGACTGTATCAAGCCTTGCTCCGAGCGAACTCTGACTGCCTCTTGCCGTGGCTATTTCGGTTTCAAGTGCAATTGCTCCGTCTGTTGCCCGTTCAATCCCCTCGTCCATATGGTTGAGGTTGTCGGCAGTCAGCGGAGTTGCTTTTGAGGGAGTATTTTCCCAGTTCATTCGTGTGTATTTGTTCAATTTCTATTCTCCTTTCGCTGTGATTTTGTCTGTGAGTGCCTGTATGCCTGTAAGCTCTCTCGATAACACATATGATGTCACGGTTGCGGTTTGCGGAGTGCCGTCGGCGTTATATGCATAGTTACCGTCAGCGTCGGTGACATAGTACTTCACCTTAACCATATCGCCCGGCTCAACCCACACTCTGCCGTCAAGAGTTGCTTCAATCGGAGTGTATGTGTGGTGGTGCAACCGCTTGCCTGTATCGCCTTTAAACAGATTTTCAAATTTATGTATCCAAGCACCGCCTTCGTTATCGTTTTCCTGCCATACAAGAATGTTATCTGTCATATCATAGGTTTTACCTGTCAGCACGCTATAAGTCCGTTCTTTAGCTTTCCTTGCCGAACCGCCTACTGAGAATTTAACAGAACCGTATGTACCACTTGACTTTTCGTCAGTATTGAATGTTTCGTAAAATTTATACACTTCTGCTTTTGATTCATCGGTTTCGAGTTTGACAAATTCGAACGAACCGCCTTTTCGCGAACCGCTTGGTTTGCACATAACAAAAACACCAAGCATTTCGGCAATTGACGAGAATAACTTACCGTATGTTATTTTATCTGAACTGTTTTTCCACACCGCATTGTACAGTTTCAATTTTCCAACCGTCAATTTATCTGCAGCGTTAATTATTTCGTTCAATATTTCGTCGGCATAGAACGAAACCCATATATCGTAGTAATCAGACCCCGATATATTTCCCACAATACTTCCTATCTTATTAGCTATAAGGTTCAGCATTTCTGACACGGTTAATTCCTGACTGTTATTCCAAAAGTCTAATAAATAGTTTGTCGCGTCCTCTTCATACAGTTGCGAAACAAGGTCATACGCTGTTATTAAAATTTTATTGCAGTCATTCTTATCAACCGTTGCCGAATCGATAATACCATTGAAAAGTGTCCACGCTTGAGTAAGAATTTTTCTATCAGGATACATATCCGTTGCAGGATAATTGTATTTGGCTGGTAATATTTGTGACTTACCCGGATAAGTTTGTGTAATCTTTATCCTTATCCAACAACCCTTTAACTTTGACGGAGTGAATGTACGGCTTGTTGTATTAAGCAAAGTGATTTTTAATTCTGAAGCAATGCAACCACCGAATTTGAGCTTACTTTCGTCACAAATCGACTGTTTAAGGCTCATGCTTTCGCTTTCAATGTTAGTTTGGGTAATTGTAGAAAATTCACCATCAGGAAACACAATTTCGAGCTTGTTTGAAATTAGATTATTGATAATCTGCTGTTTCAGGGATAAATCGGTAATATCGTTTTTCATATAACTCAACCCCCTTAATACTCAATAAAAGTGAAAGTCACGGCATTGTATATGATGTTGTTTTTGGTGATTTTCTTGACCTGATAGGTGATGTCGGGCATATAGGCGGTCATTGTGCGATATGCAAGAAGTTCATCGTCCCAATACTCGACACGGATTTTACGCTGTTGAGAGTTATCCCACGAACTATTCAAAGCACTTCTAATCGACTGCATTTGTGCAAGGGTGAGTTCGTCAACGGTTGTAAACTCAATTCTCGACTTGTAATTTGGCGAAGTTGTTCGGTGCAGAAGATTGTTGCTGTCACGGTATGCCTTGATTTCGGTTCTCTGGAGCGGAGTGCCGTTGTAGTTATCCTTTGCAATAAGCTCGTGCGGAAACAGCTTACCGCTCTTAGGGAACCTTATTAAATAACCTTTAAAATTTGCCATGTCATCATCTCCTAACCTAACGCACCGACACCGTGACGCTTTTTGACTGCGTTGTTGCGTTTTACAATGTTGTTAAAAATCACTTCGCCGTCAAGATTTACAGTAAGGTTAATGTCACCGCTGTCACCTGTTGAGCCTATCTCTGCCATAGCCTCAATAAGTGCCTGTTTGATAGTTGAAATCGGCGAAACAACCTCAGCCTCACGCTTGTTATCACCGAGAACAGCCAAGAACTCGCCGTAATTTGCAGGAACAACCGTACCTGTGGCAAGTCGGGGAACTGTAATGTTAGGCAGTCCGACATTGCCGTTTATGCCCCCTAACGCTTTATAAGCAATCTTTGCCGCTGTACTCATTCCGCCTGAAATAGCACTGCCGAGACTGTTGAACGGACTAACAAAATTGTTGATAAAGCCTTCCGTTTTGCCCAAAATCGAATTAAAAGAATTTGTAAACACATTTCCCAAGCTGTCCATACATACCATAAGGTGAAGTTTCATGGAATTAATACCATTAATCAACCCTTGCATAACATATACACCTGTTTTGTATGTTTTCTTTGACGGTGAATGACAGTCCACACCGTCTTTGCCGTTAAGAGCGTTAAGATATGTAGAGGCTGTTTCAAGACCTTTTTTCTTAACATCTCCGATATATTCCTTGACACCGGTAGACATACCAAAGACCATATTTTTGCCTGAATCCTTGGCAGCTTGTGTAAGTTTATCCAAAGACTTCCATTGAGATTTTTGAACCTGTTCGGTACTGATAAGACCTGCATTATATGCCATAAGAACCGCAGAGGCATCACTGTAATTACCGTTTACAACTGCCTGCATTCGCGCAAGGTCTGAACTGTTAAGCTCAAGCTGTGCCGCCTTTTCACAGGTTTCATCGTAACCTAAACTTGCTTCGTCAAGTTTGCTTTTCAGTTCTTCGTATTCATCTTTCAACTTTCCGTAAGAGGTGTTTGCTTTTCGGTCAACACTCTGTAATGTCCAAAAATCAGGAACATCTAAATTGAGAATATCATAGTTCCATTTTTCCTTAAATTCATCAAGAGCCTGTTGCGCTTGTTTGTACTTAACAGCCGCATCACTTACGCTCTTGTTTGATTTAATCATCGCCTTCGAATTTTCTTCCATAAGGTCAGAAATTGCACTTGAACTTGCAACCTGCTTGTACTTCAAAATAAGTTCGTCAAGTTTTGTTATGATTTCATCGGTATTACCGTTTATACGAATTTTGCCTTTATCATCTTTTAATATATACTTATCCCAAGCTTTTTCAAATTCAGGGTACTTGTCAGAAAAATACTCGCCGATAGTTTCAAGCTCTGCCTGTTCCTCAGGGGTAAGATTAGCCTTCTTCAGCAAATCATCAAGTCGCTTTTTGTAGTTATCAATAACTCCCATATCCGCGGAAGTATTATCAAGCGATTCTTTGATTTCGTCGCATAAAGTGCTGACATCTTCTTTACACTGATTAACTGCATCAACATAACCCTGCATTTCTTCTGTTGCCTGTTTAAATCCGAGCTTTTCAAGTTCTTCGTCATTAGCAAGTTTAATAGCAGTCACAAGACCTGTCAGCGCACTTGCAACACCGCCTACGACAGCAAGGACAGGGTGCGTGCTAAAAACAGTAACCATACCGTCTATTGCGTTTTTTATCATGTCTATGCCTTTTGCAATAGCTTGTGCAGTTTTAAAAATCACAAGAGCTGTGCCGAAACTGACTAATGCTCCTGCAAGCGCCTGCAAAGCGTCTGCACTTATTGAACCTACCATTTTACCCAAAAGCTCTAACGCTCCTGCAAGGGCTTCTACAAGTTTCGGAACTGCTTCTTCAATTGTCCATTTTGCAAGTGGGAGAAGAATATTCTTGTATGCCTGTTTCAGCTTATCTCCGCAGGCTTTGAGCAAATCCCTGAACGCCTGTCCGAGGTCGGCAACGGCTGATACAAGCGGTGACAAATCAAGACTTTCAAGCCATTCAAGGCGAATTTCTGACATATCGCTCAAAAAGCCTGTGATATCTTCAACAATGCCAAGGATTGCTTCCCAAATCTTTTTGCCCGATTCATTTTTCTCCCAAGCCTGTTTGATTTTAGTCCGCAGAGTTTTGGTGTAGTTGTTGCAGTTTTTGATGATATTCAGAATATTAGTCCAAATTCTCACACCAGTGCCGTTATTCCAAACTTTGCGAAAATCCTCTGCAATCGTGTTTACAAGTTCAAGCAAGCTGTTCCATTTGTCGATAATGGATTGCACAACCTCGTCACCAAGTCCTGCCTTATTCCAAGCCTTTGTAAACGCTCCCGAAATATCACCGATGATATCAAAAACATTTTTCAAAAGCTGTTTGATGTTTCCGATAATCTTTTCGCCTGTGCCGTTTTTCCACACTCTCTTCCACGATTCGCCGATTGAAACAAAAGCATTTTTCAGATTATTCAAGGCTCTTTTAATGCTGTCAAAAACCTTGTTTGTACGCTTTTCAATCGCTGTTGCGGCAGTATCAAGTGCATTAACTGCGGCTTTAGAAGATTTCTTTGTGGGGCTGTTTACTGCTGTGCTGTCATCTGATGAACTGTTTTCAAGGCTCATCACATTGAGCCTGTCAAAGCCTTGAAGATTGTCTTTAATTTCCTTTGTCTTTTTCGATGTTGTGGCAAGTGCAGAGTTTGCACTCTTTGTTTCATCGGCGAGGTCTGTCATTTCAGAGCTTGCGGAATTTGCGGAATTGTCGGTTGCAGATGAATAGCCGAAAACCTGTTCCGTAAAGCTTTTGAATTTTTCCGTTGCAACATCTAATTTTTCGATAAAGGAATTAAAATTTTTCAACAGCGGAGAAAACACATTGATAAGTCCCTGACCAAGTGTTGCTTTCAGGCTGTCAAGTCGGAGCTGTAAAATTCTTGTCTGATTCGCCCAACTGTCCTGCGTACGGGCAAAGTCACCCGTCGCATTGGCAAGCTGGTCTTGAACAAACTTGTAACGCAATGTTACTTTTTCGGCTTCGGTCATTTTTGCTGTGGTTTTGCCGTAACCGTTTGCAAGAGCATAGCTGTCAAGTGCGGTCTGCGTCATTACAATACCCAAATCTTTTAAAGTTTCGGTTTCACCCGAAAATACTGATTTAAGTTTTGTATAGGCTTCGTCCTGTCTGATGTTGTAGAATGAAGCGACATCGCCTGCAAGCCCTGTCAGCGTGGTTGACATATCATAGGCTTCTTTCTCTGTAAAACCGAAAGCCTCAGCCATTGAGCCGAAAGTACCGACATACTGCTTTGCCATTGTTTCGGACAAACCAAAAGAATTAGCTGCACTTTTTGCCCACTTGTCAACCTGTTTGGCCATTGCCGGAAAAGTAACATCAACAACATTCTGCACCTCCGCAAGGTCAGAACCAAGCTCAATGCACTCTTTGCCGAAATTTGTAATTGCATAAGTGCTGAAAGCAACAGCGGCAGTCTTTGCAAAGGTCTTAAGCTGATTTTTTACCTTTTCGATTGATTTGGTAACAGTAGTATTAACCTGTGCCAAACCGCCGTTAAAACCCGATGTATCAAGTTTCGTGTCAAAATTCAGATAACCGTCAACCGCCATATTTTCACATCCTTTCATTTAAAAATGGGCATAAAAACAGCGCACACCGTTATGATGTACGCTAATAAAATTTTGCAAAAGAACAGCCACCCCCGTTTGGAGTGGCTTTTTCGTTTTATTCAATCATTGATTTCAGCTTATCCATATGCTCTGTAACACTTGCGACTTTATCAGTGCCAAGAGAATATTTAGCCAAATCTATCTCACCGCTAATCCAACGGTCATTATCAGTTGTCGGAAGATTTTCATTTTTCAGAATATAATCGCCGAGGTCATTTTCAATCTCATCGAGCTTTGCTTCTGCTTCTTCGGCAGTAAGTGTTCCATCAACATAACTCTGCATATATTGAATGGCTTTTTTTGCCGAATTGATTGCAACATTACTGTACTTAGCCACCTCAGTTGTTACCATTTCGGAAGTTTCAGCCTTTATATCGGTGTTTGAACTGCTTTCCGCTGTTGTACCGCAGCCAACAAGTGATACTACAAAAACTGCGGTTAATGCTAACGCTATGAGTTTTTTCATACCGCACCTCAATTACGCTTTCCAATGGCAATTGGGGCATTCCGCAACATTGCTATATGAGTTCATACAATGGCAGTTTGGGCATTCCCATTTATCGGGCGAATTGGTACTTCCGCTATTGTTTTCGTTGCTTTTCTCTGTTTCCTGTTCACCGCAAAGAAATTCAAGTTTTTTGAGAATACAGGAAATACCTGCAAAAATCATACAGAGAACCGCAACGGAAATCAGACAAATTACAGTCATTCCCATATTAAAGCCTGTTGTGAATTCTTCTGTAACAGAATTGTATGTGGAAGTTGGGAACTGAAAACCTGCAACAATACTACCGATAATTCCGACGATACCGATAATCCAAGCCATAACTTCATAAAATTTACTTTTCATTGTTTATCCTCCTAAATGTTAAAACAATATAGTTTTTATTTAATCATACACTAACATTTAGAGAATGTCAACAATATGTGATAAGATACTACACTACACAAGCGAATTTATGAAGTCAAGTTCCTCTTTATCTTCGGCTGTAAATTTGGGCTTTAGGTCGATAAGTTCTTTATGTTCGCTGTAAAAATCCCGTTCGGTTTTGTCGAGCTTCTTATGCTTTGCCTTTTTGGTGCGAATTGAAATCACCTGTGTAAACAAGCCGTCACCCACTTCATTGAACAAGCCGAGAAAAGTCCACCAGTGCATATAATCGACTGTGCGTGTTTCCGCTCCTGCAACCTTATTGAGAGCAGGGAAGATTATATGTCCGTCCTGTTCCCAATCAAGCACACGAACGGGGAGCTGTTTGCCCTGCGGAATATCTCCGCCGTCAAGATACCAAGTTGCCCTGTCAAGTGCCTTTTGGTAATTTTCGGGGATTTCCTTGTAAAGGCACTCGACACACACTCGGCATTTTTCAAAATCGTTCAGATCATCGTCTGCATAGGCTTTGAAAATCAGCAAAGCAACACGGAAGTCGGAATTGATTTCGTAGTTTCTGCCGTCAACCTCAAGGCTTTTCGGCAGTAATTCAATCACCTTTTCACCTGTGAAGTGTATTTGCCGACTTTCTCATCGGAAATTTTCTGTGCCGATTCAAAATCAGCCTGCATAACAGGAATAAGCACTTCAAGGAAGTTTTCAAAAATCGGCTTACCGCCCGCAAGTGAAAGACAGTTAATTTCACCAAAGGCAACCGTGCAGACATCCGAACCGAAAATGTAGTTAATCTGTTCTCTGATGTCCTTGTCGCACTCGGTGATAAGCTGAATTGCGTCTGTGCTTTCAGCTTTTTCAGCGTTTTCATACTTCTTCTGAATCTGCTCAATATTCTTGACTGCCTTGTTGAGCCTTGCAAGAATGCCCACATCCGTGGTGTTGATACGGATTACTGCGTTTTCATCATCGCCAATCTGATATTCCTTGTAACCTCTGTCAAAAACAAGTTTCTGCATAAATCAATCCCTCCCAAAAGATTAAACCGTTGCGGTAAAGGTCGGCACTTTCTTCTCAATTGTAGCCGTACCCTGCTGTCTGTCGCCGTTAAATGCGATGTTGAACGGAATGTTCACACCGCCCTGAGCACCGCCGTAGGACTGTGGCTTTACGATACAGGTTTCAGTCCAAGCGTCATACGGACCTGTCTTTTTGTCTACTAAAACTTCAAGAATTGCAGTCTTGCAGTCGTCGCCTGTAAGGCGGTTCATTGCAATATCCTTAATCTTTTCGTAGATTGCATCGCCTGTGTTTGCGTAATAAGTGTCTGCGTCAATTGACGGTTCATAGCCGTTATCGTTTACAACGGTTTCATCAAGAATGTTCTTGACTGTTTCTGTGTCGGGGTTGAGTTCAACGGACATATCCTCGATGTCACGACCAATCAAAAACCACTTAGGGGTTTCGCCACCAAACGAAGCGTCAATGTAGTGCATAAGATAACTTCTTTTGAGTTTACCGATATCGGGTGTTGTTGCCATAATTAAAATTCCTCACTTTCGATTTTGTAATCTGCGGTAATCTGTAACTGATACATTACATTACCGATTAAATTGCTGTCGGGTATGTCATAAAGCATACCGTTTGAACAGGTTATTTTTGTGAGCGTACCTGCAAGCTCATTGTTGCCAACCGTTACGGTCAGCGTTTGCCCCTTTGCTTGTTTTTCAAGCCACAGCTGTAACTCGTTAATAAGTCCGCTGTTGGCAAGGCGGTCATAGTCATTAACCGACTGATAAACAGCGTACAAGATGAATGTGTGCTGTCGCTCCTGATTGCCGAGAACATCGGATTTAATCAGCGTATCGCCTGTCGGAGATAAGCCGTAGCTGTCGGTGTCAGGGGTTGTGTAGTCAATGTGCAGAACATCGTTCAGCTTTGGAAAGCTCATCACAATGCTCTGCATAAGTTCAATTATGTTCATTCTGCCGTACCTCCTGCCACTTTTGCAGCACCCTGTAAAATCTCTTTTTTACGGTCGGCTTTCATTCGTTCAAACCACATCTTGCCGGCAAGAGGGTGCTTTGCCCGAGAATAAACAAGCATTTTACCTGTGGGGTGTTTCTTCTGTCCTTTAGGGCTGAAATAGCCCACAATAACACCGTTTTCCTTAATCGGGATATTAGGACCGTAAACCTTGCCGTAGTAGAGATATCTCGCATACGGTGTGTTCTGATGAATTTCGCCCGAGCCTATAACCGTTGAGAGGGTTGCCGACTTTTCAAGCACGCCGTTTCTGAACGGTGTATAGGGTTTCATCAATCGTAAAACCGTGCTGTCAACATACTTTTGCACCTTTAACACATCGGCATTTTTGCGGACTGCAAACTTTTTATCCCAGAGGAAACCTGCCGTTCCGTTTTTCGACTTGATGACAAAATCGGGCGGTTGAACAATCTTCATGCAATCACCTCGCCGAAATTTTGATGTGCTGTAAATCGGTTACGCCGTAGAGCTTTTCATCAATCGACATAACCGCATAGCACCTGTGTTTTAGCTTTAGTGTTTTAAGGCTCTGTGACACGCTCTGAGGGTTTGAATTATCAAAGGTAAAATTACTCTCGCCCTTAATAATAATGTCCTGTGCGCTGTTCTGAGGGGTGCAGAGCTGACCTGCAAAAAGGTTTTCGCTCGGCTTTAAAAAGCCGGGCAAAAGCCCTGCGGATTCAATCGGAATATACACCGTCACGCTGTCAGCGTTCTGCATTCCGCTTTTAAGCACATTGCGAGCCTTGTTCTCCTGCCAATGACATTCGGGAATGAAATATCGGTCATAGCCTGAGCCGTTGAATCTGTAAATTGTGCAGGAGCTTTCAGGGGTAATAATCATCTGCGACCACCTCTGTACAGCAAATCGGTGTCGGCAAGATACTTGTAAATTGTGTGTCTGACAGCCTTTTTATGGGCGGTTTTACGCTCTTCTTCGGACACATAGCTCACGGATTCATCACCGACGCTTGCGGATGAAATTCCTGAATTTGCGAACTGCTTTTCATCGTTATATACAAGCTCTGCAAGCTCACAACAGCAGAGTTTTACGCTTTCGGGAATATTGTTCCCGTCAACATTTTCGCCTGTGTATGCCTTAATGAGCAGGGTTGCAGAGCGTGCATAATAATCAAAGGCGGAAACAATGACCGCCTTTCTGCCACAGAGATATTCAGAGATGTAATAGCCTTCATCGGCATAAGCGGTCATAGTAACACTCCTTTAAGCCTCTACGGCTGAATGGCAGTAGATACCTGCCTTTTTATTCTCGTAAACATCGGCAATACCGACCATACGATAACCAAACTTCCAACCGTCAGAACTCTGATTAACTGACGGCTCAATAACCTTTGTGTCAAGGTGCTTTGTGAACTGAATCGGAGCAGAGCCGTGAATAATCATAAAGTTGATATTCTTGCCCGAAGTCGCCTTTTTGTAACCGCCCTTTTCCTTGCTTGAGGATGTGCCGTCAAGCTGTTCAATTGCTGTATAGAATCTTGACTGCGGCACAAGTGTGGTATCTGCAAAACGGCTGAGAACCTCCCTTGACTTTGTTGTGTCAAGGTCCTGCACAAGACCGTAAAGCGGTGATGTGATGAAAAGGTGTCTGTTCTCGAAAGGAACTTCGTCCTCGTCCATTTTTGTTGAGGCTGTGCGGAGAGCCTTTACAACATCTTCGCCTGTTGTGAGAGTTGCACTCACGGAAGAAATACCGCTTGTACCGGCATACTTTGCAAAGCGGAAAGCGTCAAGCTCGGGAACAACCTTTGTGCGGATAAACTCGCCCGAAAGTCTGCCAAATGCAATGCCTGCCGTTTCTGCATTATCCATTGTGTCAACCGTGAACATTCTGCCACGGTCAAAGTTACATTTCACGGTTTCGTTCGTAAGCTCAACATCGCCGTCAACATAACCACTGTTGCGTGAATAGTCTGCAAGACCGTCCATTGTGAGCATCGGAATGATAAGCTCGTTTGCGTTAGCGCCCTGTGTTGCAAGGTCTGACGCACCGTCAATTTTGCTCGTGAGTGCCGACTGCTTATAGACCTCATCAAGCAACGCTGTGTACTGTTTAAAAAGTGCAATTGTGTTTGCCATAATAAAATCACCTCATAGATTTAATAAAATTATTTCTTTTCGGCAGAAAGTCCCATAGCCGCACGCATTGACGCAAGCGGATTTGAGCCTGTACCACCGTTACCTGTATCGGTTGCACCGACAGGATTCTGAAAAGGCTCGTCAGAACCGAACATATAGCCGTTTTCGGACTTAACCTGTTCGAGAGCCTTTTTGATGTCATCTGCCTGATTTTTAGATGTTTTCAGGTTTTCAAGGTCAAGCAGAGCCTTGACAGCCTTTGCATTTTTCGCACCGCTCTTTGAAACAGCGGTGTCAAGAACAGAGTTAAACTCCATATCGGCAATTTTTGTCTGATACTCGTTTTCCTTTGTTTCAAGTTCGCCGTTGAGCTTTTTGATTTCGCCCTTGAGCTCGTCCACATTGACACCCTCAAACTTTTTGAGTGCAGTCTGTGCAGTTTCAAGCTGTGACTTGTAGTTGTCCCTTGATGTGCGGAGCTTTTCAACCTCTGACACGGTTTTGTAATTATCCGCAAAGGCTTTTTCAAAGTCTACCTTTTTATCTTCGGGAACTGTAAAGCCGATTTCGGAGAGAAGTGTGTGTATATTCTTCATAGTAAATCCTTTCTGCATAGCTTGTATTCCGCTTTGCCTGCGGTAGAAATTCAGCCGTTATAACCTACGGCAGGGTAAAATAAAAGCACCTATGCAATCAAATGCAAGGGCGCTTAATCTGCTTTTTCTGTTTTAACTGTTTTTGCTCTCGGCTTTTTGGGAGCGTCAGACTTGACCTCTTCTGCAAAACCGCCGTCAATGAGTTCCTTTGCTCTCTGTTCGGAGCATTCAAAAACTTCATTCACAGGTCGGGTTACATAACCGTTCTGCCTGTCATTAAATGCTGTTGTTACTCTGATTTTCATTCTGTCACCACCTTTCTAAACTGGTCGAAATCGACGGGTTTAAATGCAAAAAGCACCCTATAATCAACATTGCTGTCGGTTATAAAATGCTCAATTCGTAATTTTATGCTGTTTTTGTGAATTGCATATAACAAAACCGCCCTTTTTACGGAGCGGTTAAGATTTATGCTGTTTCTGCTAATTAGATATTTTTAGTACCAAATTGCAACAGTTTCCTTTGGCAGTTCTGTCATATTAACTATTTCTGCAAGTTTCTTGCGAACATGAGAAACATACAATTTCTTACCGTACTCATACTCAGAATAACTAACTTCTGTCAATTCTTTCGTATTAATATCCATAACCACATGACCGGCTTGTTCGCTATTTTCGGGAGTATAATCGCAAGAAACTGCATTTCCTTTTAATAAGATATTAAATAACCTTACCATGTCAAAATCTCCTTATTCACAATATTTAGCAAAGTCATATCTATGTGAAGCTTTTATATGTGCTTCGTTTTGTGTAAGACCTTTTTCCATATATCTAAGTTCGGCATATTCGTGTTTAAGCAAAACCATATCTTGCTCCTTAATATTACCGTCAATCAGTCTTTGCCACGATTGAGCCATTTCATAATCAGGATCAAATCTTCTTACACCGTCAATCAGGTTATGTTCAGCAATAAAAACATGATTTTTGATTTTATCTAATTTATCTTTTGAAATGCCTGTTGACTTTGAAATTTTCTCAGTATCCGTTTTCATGTGTCTAACGGATTCATAGTATCGAGTTGCATGCTCATCTGCTTTTGGGCTTAGTGGATTTAGCGCACCGCTAATTTTCTTCGTCTTTATTATATCACTTTCAGTCAATTTTGCAACTTTATCACTTGAAAATTTTGCGTTATCAACAATTTTTCGCATTGCGTTATAGCTGTTCGGCAAATATTTCTTGATATATTCTAATTCAGCACCGCCGTTGACTTCGGCACTCATAATGTTTGCCCACATTTCTGACGATGCGTCAAAAACTCGGTATTCTCTCATTACTTTGCCCTGATTGCTTGCGTCAATTCCAATTTCTTTGTATGCGACTTTTATTCCTTGAATATCCTTTTGCTCTTTTGCAATTTGGAATTTCTTATTATAATAACTGTTTCCGTGACCTTGCTTAATTCTTACACCGAGTAAGCCGTCAAATGCGTCCTGTACACTGCCGGAAAGACCGTTGTGTGCTAAGAGTTCTTTCCTCAATTCATAAGGATTTTGGTCGTAAAGATTTTCCAAAAATTCTCTGTCTTTTCGTACAGCCTCAAGAAATTCATCCGATGAACTTGCAACTTTCTTAAGCATAAATTTCTGATATTTAGTGTGTTCGACAATGGTGTCAATCTCACTGAAATGTAAGCCCTCAAATTCTGCTTTTTGGTCAAAAAAGTGTGCATATTCGTGTGCGACTGTACTGTATTTACTCACTCCGCTGTCAATGATCCACTGAGGTTCATAGCTGAAAATCAAGCGATTGTAAGCAGGCATATAACCACCCTGATTTTCTTTGTACAACACTTCTCCGACCTCATCGGCATATTGCACATATAATTTCTTGACCGATTCATTTTCGGAATCAGCTAACAACTGTGTAAATTCGTTGTAGTTGGTTTCGGTCATAGCACTCTTGAGCTTTGTTGTGTTCTCTGCAATCTCATCCGCACCTATCTTTTTAGGCTTTTTAATTTCAGCAGATTTTGCAACAGCTTCATTTGAAATCTTGTTGACATTTCCTGCTTTTTTCGGGAGTTTTGAGCCTAAAGCATTTTTGCCGTCAACTGTTATTCTTTCCCATTGCTGAGGGAGGTTCATTGCTTTGGAAAACTTTACATATTCGTCCTGCCTTTGAAAATATCTGACCTTTGCGCCTGTGATTGTGTCGTCATCGGCACCGCCCTGTGTGAGCAGTTCAATCTTTTGTCGGTCGGCACGCATTGCGGTTTCAAGCTGTCTTTGCCTCTGCTGTGCCTC